CGAACTCCTCGTCTAGTAGGCTATCGGGACAGACAACTCCGTTTGGGTCGTCAAGTTTGATTGGGTTGACGATACCCATTTGTGTCTCTGCACTAGCTGAGTGTCACTCAGCACTACTTACTTCATGCAGTTAGACGAACCAAAGTCATGGTAGTATTGGGGAGCAATACCCCTCAGCGACATAAAGTTCTAGCTTGTGAAGCTTCCATGTTATTAAGTGGTGGTTGTGGTTGTAGCGTGCTTTTCTAAACCTGCCACGATTATCTCTTAGTTTGTGTCTCATAATAAAGTGGGTTGTGGGGTCGCATTGCTTTATAACAGGTTGTGCTACCTGTAACCCGGTGATAGTTGAAAGTTATTTGTAAAGCTTAGCGGCTTCCTTGGATGCATTGACTGCATTGATGTGTGCCTCGGCTGACTCGTATCCGAGTAGGTCAGAGATGAGTGCTTGTGATTTAGTTGCAAACTTGCCACCTATTCTATGTCTGCGGGGCTGACGGGGTGCTTCCGTTGGGACATCCGTTATTGCCAAGTGATGCATCATATACTCCAAGGGGGAGAGAGTAGAGAAAGGCTTAGAGTTATCTATACCAGACACACAGGGTAACCTAGCCTCCGTACCGAACTTAGTCATAGCATCCCGACAATGTGGATATTTACCCACGAGTGGTCGTATGTCAGACACCTGGTGTCGTATCGGTAGAGTTGGGGTAGATACTTTTGCAAGCTTACGCCTACGATTTTTGGCTGTTAGGTAGCACATATTATATTCTCTCCATGATTGCTAGAGCAAGGTCTGCCCTATAGTTGATATTCTCGAGTGGTAGTAAAAAGATATGCTCATCCGACTGGTCAGGCACTAGCTTGGACATAAGGTCGAACTCCATGATGCACTCAGCATCCGATGCAATCCGAATGTCGAAGACTAATGGTCTATCGAAATGTAGCTTGCCCTTAGGCTTACGCTTAGGCTTGCGAGTGTTTGCACGATATGCTCGTGCTTGTTTGGTGATTAATGCAACTCTACCACCGATAGGTTGCGAACGAACTCTGCCGTTTCTCATGTATACCTCCTTGGTTAATGGGTTAATGTAACAGACACATATTGTGGGCAACCCACCCGAATTGATGGGTTGCAAGTGTTTCGACCATTAAGGTCTCGTCAGTGTTACTTGTTTTTAATCTCGCGCTTCATGTAAGCGATAAGCTCAGCAGATGAAGCACCCGATGCGGACTTGCTAGCCTTGCCCATACGACCGGCAATGTTAATGGCATACTGACCATTCTTCAGCGGACGAATAGTATTCTTGCTGAATGTCATTGTACCTGCCTCACGATGCTGAGCTATTAAATCTAATGAGGCATCAATTGCCTCGTCATTAAGATGACGTGCTTTGTATACATCATTTGCCTCACGCTTAAGGTCGAGCCATGGGCGACTTGCATTAGTTAAGCTTACCTCAGCGACAATCCAATTCTCGCCGTCGAACTCGACGCCGTCGACTGTATCATCATTGGTAGGTAAACGCTCGCCAAGTGGCATGGTGAATGGCTGACCATTGTTAATAGCATTAAGCTTGCCGACTAAAGTCTCAGCTGATGCAACCTCAGTAGTTGCGAGCTTTAAGTTCTCAGTGGCTTGCTTGCCGTCTTCGACGCCCATTGCGAGTTGTACGATTCTTTCAGCCTCCTCACGGTCAGCTTGTTTGAATGTAGGTAGTGCATTTGCGATTACTTGTGACATAATATTATCCTTATTTTAGATGTTAATTAAGTTACGATTTGTAACAGACACTTTCCCTAGTTCCTCGGTGGATTTGCTCCCCTTGTTAAATCTCTTAGGTACGCTACTATTATTCACTTGTTAAAGAGTTGAGATACCTGCCTTGATAGGCGTCCTCTCCCCGATTCTGTGACGACCTTGTTTCTATCCGTCCGTTTTAGGCTTGCCTAGCTAGTCTTCACGAAAGTTCCGTCCCCCTAGGCTCACTCGAATTGTCTCAAATTCAAAGGTTTTGAATCCTACCCTGCTGATTGTACAAGGTACTTAAGATTTGATACTCGACTTTTAATCTTTGGGATAGTCGGCATTCACTCCGACAAATTCACCCTATTGTATCAATCCGATTCGTGCTGACCCCGAGTCTTAGTTATGCTCCACTCTTAACGAGTGGCTAAGATGCCTCACATTCCGTACCGAGTCGCAGTCCATACTGACCCTGCCAAGGGTGTTCGTCGTGCCCCGATAGATTCACAGACCATAGGTCTTCCATGTCGCATGGGTGAATGTGAGTGGTATATTGACCGAAGAGTCTCAGAGGTCATGGCTTCGGTCTCACCGCTTGCCTTGCCGACGCTACTATTATTCACTTTGGCTATGACTTGATTGCTGACCCTTGCAGGATTCGCTTCTAGGTCTTGGCAGACCCTTTGGCTTGGCAGAGTGGTCACCCCTGCCATCGGCTCCTCGTGCCGACGATGTTTAATATGTAAGATGTTAAGCATTGTACCCATATAAACCCCACGAAATCAGGGGGTTAGGGGATTCTTGTTACTGCTTGTGTGCTTAGTAACACCCCCCCCTTGGGGGGGAACGGGTTTTGCCTGTCCCGCCTATATATACCCGTTTTCTCTAGTTTCCATGGATTTGGAAATTGCCAAAAATACAAAATTGCGGTGGGAATATGATTTTGTACAAAAAAATGCCATCGTAGCTCAGTTGGTAGAGCATTCCACTCGTAATGGAAAGGTCACCGGTTCGATTCCGGTCGATGGCTCCATTGAAAAACTAAAGTTGTGCTTTAGATTTGCAAGGTGTGATACTAGAATTAAGTAGTAACAACTCATTGACTATTGGTTTTTAAGGACTTAGAATGTAAATAGTGTGGCTGAGCTAGCAGAGAAACCTAGATATTCACTTCAGGGGAGACCTGAGGTCAGAGAAGCTATGTCTCAACTGGAAAAGCACTGGGAGCAGGGGGAGCATGTGAAGGGTGACGAGTGGGTGCAGGTTGTGGATGGAGGCTTAGAGCATCAATTTATCAACGGGCTATATGTAAGAATGGTAAGATTGCCCGCTGGAATGACCTTCACAACAAAGATACATAAGAAGAAACATCCATTTTTTTTGATGTCGGGAAGATGTCGTGTAATCACGGATAAAGGATTCGAGATAATGGAGGGTCCGATGATGGGAGTTACGGAACCAGGCACAAAAAGGCTTATGTATATCGAGGAGGAGGTTGTGTGGTACACAGTTCACCGGACAGATAAGACGAATCCGCAGGATGTGGAGGAAGAAGTCATAGCAAAAAATTTTTTAGAAGTGGAAGAAGGGGGCATAATGCATGAACCCACCCACCATATAACAGAAAGAACAGGAGAAAAGTAATGGCATTTGTAGCAGTATTACCAACAGCAGGAACGATTTTAGGCGGATTAGGGGCAGCAGCCTCTGCAATACCAATCATTGGGCCAAGCCTCGGGGCGATAGGTGGTGGATTGGGTGGTGCAGCCACAGCACTTGGTGCAGGTAACATCATGGGCGCAGCATCTTCCCTTGGTTCGGGTCTAATGGGAGGACTCGGTGGACTATATACAGGTGCTGATAAAATCCTAGGTGGGTTTCTTCCTAATCTTGGTGGCTTCGGTATAGCTCCTGCACAAGGATTTTTAGGGCATGGAGACAAATCGTTACTAGGCGGGGCAGGGTTAGGTCTACTTGGTGGCCCTGGACAATTTCTCGGTGGACCCGCCGTGACAGGAGCAGTACCCGCAGGTATAGCTGGAGCAGTTGGTGGAGGAGTGCCAGTCGCAGGGGGAGTTCCAGGTGCAGTACCTGTTGGAGTTACCGGAGCAGTTGGCGGCGGAGTACCCGTACAGCCTGGTGGAGTAGAAGGATTTCTAGGCAACATGAAAACTAAGGTAGACCCAGTACTTGACCCAATTACTAAGGTAGGGGTAGGGGCAGGCAAAGCAATGGATGTATATAATATGATAACAGGTGGTAATGGTGGTCCTGCACCAGGAACGAATCAAACACCTGCTCAAGCAGCACAGAATCCACAGTATAATCCTTATGTCCCCACAACTAAGGCACAACCCGTTGCAATCCCTGTTAATGTAGGAGCAGCCGCAGGGGGTGGCCCAACAAGTATGGCGGTACCCACTCAGCAGGTTGGTGGAGCACCTGTGGCAGCTTATGTGCCTATGGCGCCAGCAAAAACCGAGGAAGATGCGGAAGAAGAGCTCGAGGAGCTAAAGAATATGTTAGCTATGCAAGGAAACTTCCTTTCCGGTGTAGTCAATCGTACAGCATGATTTCACGGAAAAGATTCTCTCAGTGGATAAAGATATTGTATGGTGGCAATGTTCGCCTACCTGAATGGATAAAAATAATTCGAGCAAGCTTACGCTTGCTCTTTAATGGACAGGTAACTCGTCCGATTTGGAGGGCGAGGATGAAAGCATGTATGGCGTGCCCGATATATGATGTGATGAGCAAACGATGTCGCCCGCAGGAAAACTTATCAATGGGGTGTGGATGCTATGCCCCGTACCTTGCTTTGGTTAAAGAAAACAACTGCTGGGGTAAAAAAGAATTTGGAGATAATTTCGGATGGAAAATATAAGTAATAACAATCGCATCAAAAAGGAACTGCAAGCAGAACAGAATATACTCAAGGCAGACTATGAGTATCTCCTGAACCGCGAAAAGAAGCTAGTAAGCGAAAAGCAAATATTGCTCGATAAGCTACTTAAGCTCAAAGCAGTTCTCTCTGAAGCGAAATAAGTGAACATAGAGCACTTAGAAGCTCGCCGCTATTTAGTGACGAGTCTAAGCAACTCTGACAATATTCATTTAGCTGACCTCGACGAATATGATGGTTTCGGGGAGTGTAGCTGCGAATATTGGCACTTTAATCTTGGTCCTAAGCTGAAGCTTGGTCAGCGTCCTTTTCGCTCTTGTCGTCACCTTCGGGCTGCTCGGGACTTTGAGAGGCGAATCGAGAAGCAAAATAAATCTCAAGACCAGCAAAGCAAAGAGCACCAAGTGCATCACTAAGCTTTACTTTCTCATCCTTGTCCCCGTGCTGAAGGACTGTGCGGAGAATTTCATCCGCAAGTGCGTTATCGTTTTTGGTGGGTTTTGTTTCTTCTGTCATATTAAATAATTATTTGCTCTAGCCCATGATGGGTTTTCGTGAATTTCTGTGTGGCATTTGCGACACACACTTAACCAGGTATCTACCTCTAAATAGTTCTTTCCTCTCTTGTCCTTATGGTGAACATCGGTTGCTTTCTTCTTGGTGCACACTTCACAGATTGGGAGCTTCTCAAGAAACTCCTTTCTTAGCTTCATGTATTCCTTTGTCTCCTTTGCTCTTTTTTGACTTACCCTTCGCAAGGGAGTCTTCCTCTTCAATGGTTGCCGCCTTTTCATTCAAGTTTACCTCCTTGGTAATTAGTTCTTTGCTTATCCCTGCTTCTGATATGTGACCATCCTGACCACCAACACCATCCCGAGAAAGGTTCCACACCTCACCGCCTAGGTCTAAAATCATTTTTGCTTCGTTATCGAACCTTACATCATCAATGATGAAAATCTTGTGGTCGGATTCTTCTATCCTATGCCTAGCTAGATTTACCCATATATCATTGGATATAGTATTTCTTCCCCACTCTGTACCCAAGGTCTGTAAGCAGTGTCTTGCGGATACGCCCAGGTGAGGAATTATTCTTTCCTTATCATGCTTGATATAGTCTTCGTGAACGATGCATCCGAGCATCTCTTTAAGCGGAGTTGCGAAACTCATTACCCGCACCATTGAATCTAATCCCTCTTGGTAGTATTCAAAGACCAATTGGTTTGCTAAAGTTGATTTCCCCACACCCTTGGGGCCCGCCAATCCTACTATTCGCTTATGCACAGAACTCATACTTTAAAATGTTATGCACTTCTAGCTCATCCTTTGCCGAGAAGTCCTCTTCCATGAATTGCCTTCTCCTCCTTGCGATGTTCCTGTCGACCTCGTAGTCGAATAGTTTTGTTTCACACAAGCAATCGAGTGGTACGCATATCATTCGCGTCCTACCGCCATCTCCTCCACCAACAACCCATGCCCTGCCTTGAGCAAGCAAATGCATCAGCATAAACCTGAGTTGTTCAACAGGCCAAATCCTCATGCCCTGTGTTCGCCACTTTGTTCTTACTGGCTCATCAGGGTCACTTATCACACATTCTTTAGTCAGAACATTACACCACCAAGTAGCCTTAGTGATTAGTAATCCTGTCCTTATGAACCCATCGGGAGAGCTAGAGTCAACTCGCATATATTCAAATACTAAATTGCCCTTCTTGCTCCACATCCTATCCGCCTTGACTTCCACGGACCCCTCTCCCTCGAAGATGCGACATAACTGTTTTTCAAGTTCGCCACCAAATTCGAGGTCGAGGTCGAAATTCGACTTTTCAGGGGTCCTTGGCATCAGTAAGGTTCTTCCTCGGATGAATCCTTAGAACCACCCACAAAACGGAATTTCTCCATCCTTAAGCGAGTGGCGGTAATTTTGTCTCCGCTCTTTCCTTCGTACTGCTCAGTACTCATGGATGCGAAGATAAGCAAGGGTTCCCCCTTTTTTACCTTAGATAGTGCTGCTTGGTTTTTCTCATTCCAAACATCCACATTATAGAAGGACGCGTGCTCCCCGTTCTTCCGGCGTTCATTTACTGCAACTCGGAGTTTCATCACTTGTCCACCTGAGGTATTGGTTACCTCTGGGTCAGCGACTACTCGTCCGAGCATGGTTACTTCGGCTGTTCCTAGCATATCGTTATATCCTGTTTTGAGTTTTCTCAATGAAGTCGGATTGTGTTGCAGGTTTTGCATCACCCCCATTGAGTCTTGGTTGAACCTGCTCAACAAATCGCTGAGTTTTACGGTCAAATTTTATCTTGTCCCTAGAGTGTCCTGAGCGTCCGAATCTATTCTTCGCTACAATGACTGCACATTTCTCAGGGTCATCCCCTAGTATTTCTCTATGAAGTAGAATTACAGAATCTGCATCCTGCTCAATCGCACCCGATTCACGAAGGTTGTGCATTCCTGGTTCTGTCTTGGACTTCTCAGATTCACGATTCAACTGACAGACAAGAAAGACTACGCATTCTAATTCTTTGGCGATTATCTTACATGTACGAGATATGTGAGCTACCTGTTGCTCTCTTGGCATCCCTTTGTCATCAGGAGTTAGCAATCCAACATAATCAACTACTACTGCATCAAGGGAACCTCGACGCTTTATTAGCTTACATGCTGACCTGACTCTTGCGATGCTTTGGGAGGAGTCATCATCCACATAGATTGGCAACTTAGCTATATTGCTTAGTCCACTCTTTAGAAGCTCCCTGTCTGCCTCAGTGTCAAATCCTGATGCAAACTTAGATAAGTCTACTCCTGAATCTATGGCTGCGATTTTTTTCCATAATTGGTCAGCAGACATCTCAAGTGAAAAGATGGCGGTTGTTTTACCCTTTTTCCCTGCATGATATGCAAAGTTCATTGCTAGGGTTGTTTTCCCCACCGATGGACGGGCTGCCACAATTACCAATTGTCCGGCACGAAACCCACCATCCAACACTCCATTTAGCCAAGGCAAATGTGTTACAATGGATGCCCCTCCTTGCTTTCTTTCTTCCTCAATTCGCAGGGCGGTGTATTCGGTGAGTTCCTGTGCCGAACGCATGGTGCGCTCCTTCAAGTCCATCAGCTGATTAATTTTATTATCAATCATGATGCAGATTTGCTTCGGGTCGGTAGCACCATTTGCATCCATCAGTTCTTCTTGAATATGCCTAGTCAGTTTGTTTAGTTCCCGAAATTTCTTTGCCCTTACTAATCGGTCGACAAAATCTTTACCCCTTAGACTTGTTTCGCAGGCATCAAGCACCCTGCTACTCCAATCAGGATTTTCTATGTCCCACGCCTGTCTTCCTCCAGCAATCCGCTTATATGCCCCAAACATGCCAAATTCGTCTTCAGCATCTGCTTGCTTGCATGCGATGAACCATTCCCTGTGTGACTTATTAGTAAAGTGCTCCTCATTGATTCCCTGCTCTAAGGCATAATTCCAAATCTCTAAACTGAATGCTTCTATATCCTCAGGCCACTTT